TCAACAGGTACAAGAAGTTTTATTTAATCAACTTGGTTTACCTGTTATTGATTTAACCAAAAGTAAACAACCATCAACAGGTAAGGATACACTTAAAGCATTAAAGCATCATACAACTGATCCAAACGTAATAAGTTTACTAACTGCTCTAATTGATTTTACTGATGTGGATATTATCCTAACCACTTTCATTACTTCAATGGAAAATGCTGCACTTGGTTCAGATGGTTGGCATTACCTATTTGGTAATTTTAATTTAGGTGGAACTGTATCTGGAAGATTATCTAGTTCTAAACCTAATTTACAGAACTTACCCTCTACTGGATCTAAGTATGCAAAAGTAATTAAGTCATGCTTTCAAGCTCCACCTGGATGGTTATTCTGTGGATTAGATTTTGCCTCATTAGAGGATAGAATCTCAGCTTTAAGTACTAGAGATAAAAATAAACTAAAAGTTTATTTAGATGGGTTTGACGGACATAGTTTAAGAGCATTTGCTTACTATCGTGAACAGATGCCATTAATAGATCAAGCTGAAGATACTGACAGATGCTTTAAGAGTATCTTTGCCTGTTGCTGGTTGTTTACTTTTGGTTAAATCAATAACTGGTAAACCAAGTTGTTTAAATAAAACCTCTTGTACTTGCTGACCACTACCAGGATTAAATTCTTCCTTAGCATCATCAATAGTTACTCTCTTTTTCTTGAGAGTATTATTCTTTTCAATTACCCAATCTTCATTCTTTTGATAAATGTATTGTTGGATAATTGGGTTAGCTTGAATACGAGTTGTAGCACTATCTCTATCAGCTTCAAGAATTACTTTTACTTCCTTAACTCTTTTCATATTAAGAGGTAAGCCAGTAAGCTGCATTTGAATAATGTCTACAATAGCTGGTTTAAATACATTGGAGTAAATATCTAATTGTTGATCATCAATCATCTTTTGGTAGTACTTGTCATGTACATACCAAGTGGATAAACCATCCACCAGATTATATTTTAATAATTGATCTGGTGGTATTTTAGTAATGTCATTAATTTCTTCTTGAGCGTAATTACCAGCATAAGCTTGAGCTTGATCCTTGAGAGATAACTTATTACCAGCACAAGAGTTTGTAGCTAAATAGGTAATAAGTTTAGTATCTTCCCAGTTAGCCAACATGGTATCTAAACCATATAACAAACCTTCTGTATCTAATATTTCAGTCATGAACAACTGATAGATCAATACATAAACATCATAACTAATATGGTGATAAATAGCCTTACGCTTAAAGTTTCTGAAGAAGTAAATCAACATAGCTCTAACAGGATTGTTAATTACTTGCTTACCATAAGGTGCACAAGTAGTTCCTTCTATTGGTTCATAATCTACTAGAAATGATACACCTTCATTTTGGTTCCAACAGAATGTGATTGAACCAATACCAGCAGTATTATGTTTAAGACTGAAGGCTTCAATATCAATGGTTAAATCACAATCCATAGCTAGTAATTTATCTATCCATACAGCTATTTCTTCGTTGGTTCTAGGGTAGGCTGCAAACTTGATAATGTCTTTGCCTGGGTCTAAGTAATCGTTGCTTACATGAGCTAATAGAGCCTCTATAGCTTGTTTAATCTTAGGACGTATTTTGATTGGATCATAAAATACAGCTTTATAACTTGGAATGTAAATTACATTGAATGAACCAAATATAGAAGGTAATACATAGCCAAGATTTACATCAGCTTTAGCAGTACCAGTAAGTACTTTGAAGTATTCAGTATCGGCAACAAGTAAATATTTAGCTTGTAGGTTTTCGAGTACACCAACCAATTCTGATTGGATGTACTCTTTCATTTCTGATACTGGGGTTTTCTTTTTGGTTTGAGACTGGTGTAAGGTAATAACAGCAATATCATCAGTTGGTAAACCAAATGGTGTTATATACTCTTTAAGAATCCCATCTTTACTTATACTTGGAACCAAAAATACAATGGGGTAATCTGGTTGTTCTGAAAAAACAAGATGGTTCATAATTTACTCAATAGAATAATTTAGAGATAGCATAAGCCTCTATCTTAGGTAGAAGTCTATTAAACTCATTTACAGTTAGCTTATCTTTATCCATGTAATAAGCTACTGTTGCTCGTCTAGTCATAGCTGACAGTTGCGGGAATAATTGTACTACTGGTTCAGGCAATGAATCCCTAATATCCTGAACAGTAATACAATGATCCAGTAACTTAAAGAGTATTTGACGAATTTCCTTTTCATCTCTATCTAAGTTATTGGTCTGTTGTACTATATTATTACCTATTGGAGCTAATTCAAATGTTAGACTTGGTATGATAGCTTGTTTACCTTTTACTCTCTGGTTATGACCTTGAGATAAGAATGTCTTACCCATGTGTCTAAATCCAATGTAACTACAACTTTTTTTAATATTGTTGTTTTGGGTCAATTCAATAACTTGATCTATAATTTTAGATCTATCATTTTCAAATAGTTTCTCAATAATAAGATCAATCCATCTATGAGCATCTTTCATACTAGCCACCGTATTTAGCTGGTAATTTACCAAATAAAAAGATTCTGTTTCTAGCTCTGGATACAGCCACATAAAGCATACGAGCTACTTGATCTGGGTTATGACATGAACCAATATTATCTAAGTCGATAAACACTGTGTCATAGGTACTCCCTTGTGATTTATGCACTGTGCAAGCATCACATGGGCGTAGATCTGGATACTTATTTTTTAACTCAAAATAAGTAACCCAATCTTTTCTTTTTTGGTAGTATTTAATTAGAGCTTGGTAATGTTCTTTGTTTTCAGGTAACGGAACATCTGTATAAGTTGTTAAGAAGTCATTAGTTAATGTTGCATAACGGACTTCTAACTGTACATCTGCGTCAATATCAATAAAGTCTGTATATTCAGATAGTTTAGTGATAGTTACTCGTTCTTCAACGGATAACATCTTTTTATCCCTGCCCATATCTACAGCACTATTGAGGACTACTATGATTTGGTTGCCAATTCCAAACTTCCCTAAATATGTAGTATCTGATACTGGTTTAGTAGCAAATGTAAAAAACTATAAACCATTGGCTGTCAGTCTATTAGTAAAAAACCATACAACTTACGTACGAGTAACTTTATTTAATAATGGTACTCGTTACTACAAATCTGTACACAGATTAGTTGCTGAAGTTTTTTGTTTAAATCCAAACAATCATCCTGAAGTAGATCATAAAGATTGTAATGGAGAGAACAATTGTAAAGATAATCTGGAATGGGTAACTAGATCTGAGAATATAAGCAGATCATTTGCCAGAAGTCCTGATATTAAAATGAGTATTTGCAGCAGTGCAGGTAAAAAAGGAGGAGGAATTATTAGAAGTAAGTCCGAGTTACGATGTAAATTACTACTAGGTGATCAATTTATTAAGTTTGTACCTGGAGGTGTATTACATAAAGATGCTTGTGTACGATACGCTTGTTTATGTGGAATATTACGTACAGTGACAGTATCCTCAAAAGAGATAAGAAATCATAAAGGCAAATGCCCTATATGCACTGGCACAGTCAAAAGATCATCAATTTCCCTGGAGTAACGTATGAATCAAGGAGTAAATATACCTTTGATTCTTGATGATGCCCCCATTATAGAGATTAGTACTTCTACTTATAATACTGAAAATATTAATAGTATAGCTGATCTGTATAAGGGTTTTCGTCAAGAATCAAAGGAACCGTGAACAACATTCCTATTAACTTACGGTGGTACTTATAGAGGTTTAATGAAGAATGTTGGATTCTCTGAAGATGAAGCAAAAATGATTGAGAAAAGATACCATGACTTGTATCAAGAAAGTGATAAATGGGTACAAGATAGACTCACTGAAGCTTCACAAACAGGTTATGTTGAAGTAGCATTTGGTCTAAGAGTACGTACTCCATTACTGCATCAAGTAGTACGTGGTTTAAAACGTACACCTTATGAAGCAGAAGCAGAGGGTAGAACTGCTGGTAATGCACTAGGACAATCTTGGTGCTTACTCAACAGTAGAGCTGCATCTGAATTTATGGGTAAAGTAAGAACCAGCAAATATAGATTGGATATTAGACCTTGTGCTCATATTCATGATGCTCAGTATTACTTAATACGTGACAACATAGATACCATTCTCTACACTAATAAACATCTTGTTAAAGCTGTTCAATGGCAAGAAGATCCTCTCATTCAACATGATGAGGTTAAATTAGGTGGAGAGTTATCAATATTCTATCCTGATTGGTCTAAAGAATTAACCATACCAAATGAAGTAAGCGAACAGCAATTACTTTCTTTGGTTCAAAAACATATAGCCACATAAGCTATATAAATCACCTTGAGGGCAATAGCCCTCTTTTTTATTCTAGGAAATTGTTATGAAAAAGCATTATCACTTGGTTCATGGTTCTATTGTATTTCTTGATAAAGAAAGTGCAGCTCCAGTTAAATTAGATTTAAACGCTATCTTACCTACTGATACACAAAATATTGATACTAAAGCTTTAGGTAAAGCTCAACAAAACTTACAGTTAACTTTCCATAAAAAAATGGAAGATCCAGAATTAAAAGTTGTAGATGTAGTATTAAACAGCTTCTCATACTTAGGTTGTATGACACATGAAGAATTTTATGGTGATACACCCAAAGTAAAACCTACTACTGGTTCACCGTTACGTATGGTGTCAACCAATGATGTATTACCAAAGGAGTAATCATCATGGGTTTAATACAACAAGCAGAAATTGAACACAAAGCAAAAGTATTAAGAGCAGAAGCAGAAATGAGAGGTATGCTTGATATGCCAAAATCCATACCTAAACCTGATCCAACTTCAGGTGGGGGATTAACTAATTACTACTTAGTTAGTGTTAAACACCCTCAACGTGAAGAGCATCAATCTTACATTGCTGAATGTGAAGATATTATTGAAGCACTTGAACTTAACTTTGATGAGGCTAATATCTTTAAAGAAATTTGGCGTACTGCTAATGCTCGTAAAGGTAATGCTAAACAAGGTCAAAGTGATTTACGTGCTGCTGAAAAAATCTATCACTACGCTGGTCGTATTTTAAAGCGTACCATCCGTACAAAAGAGTGAATAACCATGTTTGTGACCAATAATAGCGGTATGTCTATTGTAATGGCTGTATGGGCATTACATAGCGAATATGACCGTATTGATGAAGAAAACTATATTTCTGTCACTGGTTTAATGAAACCAATTAGACAAATTGTTCTATCTAAACGTGTACCTTTGAACCAAAAACAAAATGATGTAGAAGATTTTGTAGCTAGTTCTATTGGTACTGCTTTACATGATTCCATTGAACGTGCTTGGACAAAAGGACATAAACATAGTCTACGTCTATTAGGCTATCCAGAGGATATGATTAATCGTGTATTGATTAATCCTACTGATGAAGAGCTTGCTGCTGTAGAACACCCTATTCCAATTTATATGGAACAGCGTGAAATCAGAAAGATTGATGGTTACTCAATTGGTGGTAAATTTGACATGATTGCAGAAGGTATTCTGCATGATCATAAATCTACTACTGCTTACACTTGGTTATTTGGTGGTAAAGATGGTGACTATCAATTACAAGGTAGTCTCTACCGTTGGTTGAACCAAAAGAAAATAACTGAAGATTTTATTCGTATTGGTTTTATCTTTACTGATTGGCAAAAGATGCAAGCTTTGTCTAATCCAAAGTATCCACCTAAGCGATTGATGACTAAGGATATTCCATTACTTTCTGTGGTTGAAACTGAAAATTGGGTTAAGAATAAACTTAGCCAGATTACCAAATTCAAAAATGCACCTGAGAATACTATTCCAGAGTGTACTGATGAAGAGTTATGGAAATCTGAGAACCAGTATAAGTATTATGCTGATCCAACAAAAACACTTAGAGCTACCAAAAACTTTGATGATTATACTGAAGCTCGTAAGTTTATGGCAGAGAAAGGTGGTAAAGGCATCATTATCACTGTTGAGGGTAAACCTAAACGTTGTGAGTATTGTGATGCTTTCTCTGTATGTACCCAAAAAGATAAGTATTTTTCTGTAACAGAATAGAAGGTATATATGATTGATTTAACAGGTGTTCAACATCACCCAGTTATTACTGAAATAGTTGAAGTACTTTGTGCAAAAACACAAAACACAGACGGTGGATTCTTTAGAGCAGAATTAGCCTATTTTCTTTGTAAAATGGCTGGTTGTATGAGAGCTACTGTAGTTACTAAAGATCGTGGCAGCATACCTATTAATATGTATGTGCTTGCTTTAGCTAACTCAGGTTTTGGTAAAGGTCATTCTGTAGGTATTATGGAAAATGAGTTTATCAAAGGATTCAAACAACGCTTTACAGAAGAAACAATTAACATTATTGCTGAAAAGAATTTATGGAAAATTGCAACTGATCGTTCCATTCGTAATGGTGCTGATCTTCAAGAAGAATATGATAAAACTCTAGCAGAATATAATCGTGCTGGTACATATCCATTCACTTTTGATTCTGGTTCACCAGAAGGTATTCGTCAGATTCGTCATAAACTGTTATTAGCCAATGCTGGTTCAATCAATTTACAGATTGATGAGATTGGTTCTAAGCTTATTGGATCCACTGATATTCTTAATGTGTATCTTGAGCTCTATGACCAAGGTTCCATTAAGCAGAAGTTAATTAAAAACACTAATGACAACAAACGTAATGAAGATATTGATGGTAAAACACCTACTAATGCTTTGTTATTTGGTACTCCAGTTAAGCTACTTGATGGTGGTCAAACTGAAGATCAGTTATATTCATTTCTTGAAACTGGTTATGCTCGTAGATGTTTATTTGGTTACGGTCAACAGGACCGTAAAGCTTTCCATAATCAAACAGCTACAGAAATCTATAACACGTTAATACAACCCGTTAATACTGTATTAACTGATAAATGGTCTGATCATTTTTATAACTTAGCTGATCCAGCTATGTTTGATTGGCAGATTCGTGTTGAAGATGATGTAGCTATTCAGTTACTTGAGTATAAAATTGCTTGTGAAAAAGCTGCTGATTTAATGGCTGATCATGAAGAAATTAAGAAAGCTGAATTGAGTCATCGTTACTTTAAAGCTTTAAAATTAGCAGGTGCTTTTGCATTTGTTGATAAAAGTAGTATTGTAGCTATGGATCATTTAATGCAATCAATTCTTCTTGTTGAAGAATCTGGTGTAGCATTTCAGATTATCCTTAATCGTGAAAAGTCATACGTTAAACTGGCTAAGTATATTGCTTCATTGGATAATGAAGTAACTCATGCTGATTTATTAGAAGCACTACCATTTTATAAATCAGGTAATGCTGCTCGTAATGAACTAATGACTTTAGCAATGGCTTGGGGCTACAAGAAACACATCATTATTAAAAAATCATTTGTTGATGGTATTGAGTTTTTTAAGGGTGAAACCCTAGAAGAAACAGACTTGAACCAAATGAAAATATCTTATAGTGATCATTGGGCATATAATTATTTAGGTGAACAGGTTCCATTTGATCAACTACATAATCTAACCCAAGCTCCAAGTATGCACTGGGCTAATCATTTCTTTAAGAATGGTCATCGTTCTGAAGAAACAGTAAACGTAGGTTTTAACCTTCTCGTTATTGATATTGATGAGGGTGTATCTGTTGAAGCTGCTTGTGAGTTAATGAAGGAATATAAGTTCCTAATCTACACCACTAAGCGTCATACAGATGAAGCTAATCGTTTTAGAATGATTTTCCCAATTAACTATATATTGGAATTAGACTCTGAAGAATATAAAGAGTTTATGAACAATGTGATGGGTTGGTTGCCGTTTAAAATTGATGAGTCTGCTAATCAAAGATCTCGTAAATGGGAAACCTTTGACGGTGGAAACTATGTTTATAATATGGAAGGTGAGATATTAGATGCTCTACCATTCATACCAAAAACAAGTAAGAATGAATCTTATCGTCAACAATTCCAAAAGGTTGAGTCGTTAGACAACTTAGAACGTTGGTTTGCTACACGGTTTGCTTCTGGTAATCGTAATAACCAAATGATCAAGTTTGCTTTAGCCTTAGTTGATAATGGTCATTCAATCATTGAAGTAAATAA